ATGGCGGGCAGATAATCCTACCGGTGAACAAGCCGGTAAGTACAAACCCGTGCTCCTTATTGGCCCTCCCGGTGTCAGTAAGAGCAAGCAGGTAGAGCAGTTTGCACACGACAATGGGATGATCTTCATCCCTGTGTACCTGTCCTACAACACCTTCAACGACATCAAGGGCTTTGGTGTTCCTGATCGTGACCCCAATTCAGATACCTATGAACGGATGATCTGGTATCGGGATGCGGTGTTCCCTGATTCCGATTGCGACAAGAAGTATCTCATCTTCTGGGATGAGCTGTTCAATGCCAACGCTTCGGTTATCAAGGTAGCCCAGCAGGCTGTGCTGGAGCGCATGATCGGGGAGTACAAGTTCCCCCGCAACACCATGATGGTGGCCGCTGCCAATGGGCAGAAGCATCACTGTCAGGCTAGCCGTGCGCCTGCTTCAGTCATGGACAGGTTCACCGTCTATCAGTTGGAACCCTCGATCAAGGGTACCCTCGATTGGTTGATGGATAACGCGCAGACTGAGTATGTCTTCGGGTTCCTTCAGGCTCATAACGAGTCCCTCTACTGTGACAACATGGACAAGTGGGATGGGGAGCAGGCTCAGTCTACTTCCCGTTCGTACACCAAGCTGGATCAGTACCTCACTACGTACTCCGACCCCTCCGAGATGGTATCTCCCGACAACACCCGCCAGTTCAAGGCAGATGTTTGTGGGTGTATAGGTGCCAAGGCTGGGCAGGAGTTCGTCACCTTTGTGCAGCTCTATGCTACCTGTGGTGATGTCGGTGAGTTGCTGGCCGATGCCCGTAACTGTGACTTGGGGCGGATCGTAGCGCGCCCCGACCTCAAGTACATCGTTGCCAGTAAGCTGGTGACCCTTGCGGAGAAGGACAACGTATCCGATGTGCTTCTCTTGAGTCACAGGTTGACTGACCCCGACCTCAATAGTCCAGATGGTCTGGAGTCTATGGAGTCTATGGTTGGCAATCGCCTCCGTCGCAAGAGAAAAGACTTGAGTACAGTACCGGCCATGATTCAATGGCAGCTCAAGCACAAGAATGAGCTTCTCAAGTAGTGATCTGGTAGACCACATCCTTCACAACCATCCCGCTTCCGTTGACCACGAACTACGTGGCGCGGAGTGGGATGGGCTTGTGATGTTCTGGTTCAGGAAGTGGCTGAAAGCCCACGGAGCAGAGCAGCACATAGTAATCATGTCACCAAGCATGAGGGTGTATGGGTCACCCCACGTTTACGAACTGTGGGTAAAACACAGAGATGACTTCGAGGCTATAGCATTATTGCATAAAGAAATTATATCTTATGAGTGCAGACAACACAGCTCTAGATGAGCTGCAACAAACGCGGTTAAAGTCCGCGACCAATACGGTGATGAAGGACCACCCGTTCTTCGCACCAGCACTAGCGGGTATGCCGCTAGTAATGGACCGTACAATCCCTACGGCTTGTACGGATGGTCGTGTTATCAGGTTCAACCCTGATTTCACAGCAACTCTGAACGACTATGAACTGGTCGGCCTCCTCATTCATGAGGTGTGCCACCCCTTGTTTGGGCACCTTGTTCGTTTCGCTTCAGTAGTTGCGATAGGTAACGGGCGACTCGCCAACATCGCTACCGATTACGAGATCAACAACCTGCTGACTGAGTATAATAATTCATCCAGCAGACCAATCGTCCTGCCCAAGGATGGGTGTGTTGATCTTGAGCGGTTCAAGACGAAGGCCGCGGAGGCTATCTATAAGGCCCTCCAAGAGGAAGAGTTGCCACCGCCACCACCGCCACCGCCACCACCTAAGCCTCCCGAGGGAGACGAAGAAGGGGGAGGCGAGAGCGAGGGTGATGGTGATGGTAAAGGTGGTGAGGAAGGTGAGGGCACCAAGCCAGATGACTCCAAGGATGGTGAATCCAAGGGCGATTCCGGCACGCAGCCAGCCAAGCCGGAAGGTGGATCTGGTGGCCAACCCTTACCCGAGCCTGTATCGCCCGGTGAGTTTGAGATCCCCAAGGGTACGCCTGAGGAGATTGCCGAGCTGGAGGACAAGTGGCGGGAGATTCTATCTACCTCCATCCATGCCTCCAAGCTGCGCGGTGATGCTCCGGGTGAGTTCTTGGAGAAACTTCAGCAGTTGCAGAAGTCTCCTTTGAACATGAAGGATATTCTGCAGAAGTATGCAGATGAGTTCTGCATGGATGAAGGCTCAACCAAGCCCGACAAGCGGTTCCTTGCCAACCACGACATATGTGTGGCGGGTATGGAGGACGAGCGTATTGGCTCCTTGGTGTTCGTCAATGACACCAGTGGGTCTATGCCCACCCGTGTTCACGAAGTGACCTGTTCCGTTATTCAGGAATCGGTTCACACCCTCAACGCCGACAGGTTAATCCACATGGACGTTGATAGTCGGGTCTGTAAGGTACGGGAGTATGCCCCATACCAGTCAGTTGACCAGTCGATTCATGGCCGTGGGGGTACGGACTTCCGTCCTGCCTTCAAGTGGATCGAGGAAAACCAAGTGGACCCGCGGGTGATCGTGTACGTGACCGATGGTTGGGGGGTTTTCCCCGACTCCCCTCCCAACGTGCCAGTCCTCTGGCTCACTTGGGGTAAGGGGGCTGACGAGTATCCGTTCGGGGACGTCATCGACCTCTACCAGATCGACCAAGCTACCACCTGATGAACATACATTTGGTAGCTTTCCGCCAGCACAAAGGCGGGGACGTTACTGAGGTATGGTTCGCTGATAAAGGTACCGCGCAGACATTTCACGATGATCTGCGCGGTGCCGTCACGAACCTGAAACTTAGTACGATCTCTGTCCCTGTGGACAATCGTGTAGCCTTAGCCACATGGCTTAACAACCGCTACACCTTTTCAACTATTCCAGTTCAACTGGATGACAAAGTATTAGAAGCGCACATAAATGCAAAGACGGTTCATCTGTTGTCCGTCAATCCAAACAACACAAACCAAGATAAGTTAATATGAAAACCGAAGAAGTAATCGACTGGTTCCATAGAGAACCGTTCAAATGCAACGCACAAACCACGCTCGTCCGCGCCCGTAATGGTGTGCTGATGGCCAAGCAGGGCGTCAGTGGTGCCGACATCTACCACGATGACGGGGAGGAAGATCGTGACTACGCCGTGACGGGCAGGGAAGCAAAGGATATGAGTCTAAGGGAAGACCCAAACCACCATCTAGGACGGGCCTACCAAAACCCCAACGACTTCTTTGCCGACGATGACCTGACACGCAAGGACTGGGTACCACTTGTGGTAGCAATCCCCGACTCCGTAACCAAGAGAGTAGACGATGGGACCGAGGGTAACCAACGATGGTTGTTCATCGGCTCAGAGAGCCCCGGTAGTTGGTCGTCCTTGTTCAACAGCCATAACTTGTTTGCTCGCCGTGATGCCAATTGGGCCTACGACAAACTGTATAAGTCTTGTGTTATACAGCTCCCGACCGCACCCATGCACGGAGTGCGTATCCCCGCAAGGGCACGAACTGTAGACCCTATGGATATACTTCTCAGGATATTCCATAAAGTGTTTGTAGATGTGTGCGGCACGGACATGGCGGAACGCAACTGGCAACTGGGCTGGGCGCATTACCTCACCAACAACTGCGCGGTGCGGGTCAACGCCCGTAATTTATTCGGGGCAGCTGCGACCCAGTATCTTAACTCACCAGAGTTGAAGAAACTTGAGACCACGCTTGAGGCAATCAAGAAAGCGGTGCAGACCGAGGAGCCTCTTGAGTATGTGGATAGGTGGGCCGACTTTTCCACATCCTTGGGTGCGGCGTACAATGCCGAACAAGTGAGTACAGATACCGTGGGGCACGGAGCTAATCATGTATTGTCCCACATTGTAGAAGATGTGTTCCCCTTTACTATCCGCAATGGCTACTACAACGACAGGGATTTGTATAAGGTAGTAGATAAAAACTGGAAGACACGTTGTGCCCATTTCAGCGAAACCTACCGTAACGATTACGAGAGTGCTTGTAGGGAGACACAAAGATTCTGGGATGGGAAGCTTGCTGAGGACTCCGTTTACCAACCCAACGAATGTTACATGGGTATGCGGATACCTAGCTTTACCAAGCTGCGAGCCAACTGGTCTATGTTTGTAGACTTGTTTGAGCGGCTGGGCTTCACCGAGCCTAAGCCCTTTGGGTTTAGCTTATGTGATGAAAACGAGGAATCCCTCGCAGTCCTTCGTAGTGCGGCAGTTTCTGAGATGTCCGACCCTGCCGCGACTATCGAAGATGCAGCAGAAGCTGAAGCTGAATCAACCATGACTCTCCTTGGATAAACCAAACTAGATACCATGCCTGAATCAATAAACATCGCCCCGAATTGGGAAAAGTCATCCCGCTATCTCCTCCATATTATCAAGAACAGCACCAACCTTAAGGACAAGGAATGGGCTGAGAGTGAAGTGGTCCGCATGGGCCGCATCATTGACACACTCCAAGCCCAGCAGACCGAACTACTTGAAGCACTATGAAGATATACGAAGTAACAAATGATAAGAACCGCCAATGGTTCGACAAGAAAGCGGAGGCGCAAGCCGCGTCCAAGAAAGAAAAGTCCCCTATGGTTACCTACGAGGTGGGCAGCACCCGCGCTGGATATGTTGAGTTCCTCAATGAAGTAGCCAACACACCCCCCACTGTATCCCGTACCGTGGTTCGTGTAACCGCAAGCAAACCCCCTGTCCCTGACCCAGACGCATGAATATATTTGTCGTAGATAAAGATCCGACCACCGCCGCACAGCAACTGTGCGACAAGCATGTGGTCAAGATGATCCTTGAGTCGGCGCAGATGTTGTGTGCGGCTTACCCCAAGGGTGAGGCCCCATACAAGCGAGCCTTCTACAATCACCCATGCACCATCTGGGCTAGGGAATCGAAGGACAACTATGATTGGCTACTCACCCACGCCGATGAGATGTGCCGTGAGTACACCTACCGTTATGGCAAGACGCACAAGTCAACTGATGTCATCCACTGGTGTGCAGCTAACTACTCAAAGCTAGGCTTGAGCAAGCAGGGTCTCACCCCATTCGCTCAGGCCATGCCGGAAGAATACAAACGAGTATTCGCAGTGACTGCTTACCGTGCCTACTACAACGGTGAGAAGAGTTACTTCGCCAAGTGGTCGGGGCGTGATACCCCTGACTGGTTCCTGAATCCTGATTCCTGAATCGACACATGAACCTGACAATAGAAAAGACAATACAATGAGCCAACAAATACAACCAAGATGGGCCACACTCAAAGATGCGGCAAAGTATAGCGGACTTTCGGAACGCTACCTCCAAGATTTCATAAGGGACGGGCTTATCCAGTCGTCTCTTGTGAAAAGAACGAATGCTAAGCGGGGACGACGTCTCATCGACCTTTGGTCCCTCGACGAGTGTATTCAGCAAGGGCTTAACAAAGTCGGACCCCCCGTCTGCCGAGTTAAGGATGCTGAATCCTGATTCCTGAATCATGAGTCACCCATACATACCCTACGTCACGTTAGATGGAGAGGATATCCGTCTGGATAATGTCGAGTTCCTTAACATAGAGGAAGACTTTTACGGACGAGATCTCGTTACGTTTAACTACGAAGGCGAAAGACACCAATCATATATTATACACAAACCACACTAACTATGAAGATAAGAGAGATAAAAGAAGAAGTAGAAAGCTGGGACTGGAACCTCAACATCTTTGAGATATACGATAAGATGAAGGAGGAGTTCACCGACGATGGTGACCGACACCTGCTACTCAACTATGCGTTTGAATACTACAACCATGACCGAATGCTAAAGGAGTTAATGGATGCCCTTAACGTAGAAGTCGAGACGCAAGAAGCAGTACGGGGGTACTTCGGTATGCACCCGAACCGACCCGCAAAGCTGAAGCACATGCCCGTGTAATCCTATGAAAGGTGTAATTGATGTTAGGAAATGGATGCCAGCTATTCGTCGTATTTCACAGCAGCACCTACCGCTTGCTGAGTTACGGGAAGAGCTACGCAAAGAACGAGAAGCAACCGCTGATCTCCTTGATGAGATCAAGGACATCAGTACAAGCCTCACTATCAACGCCGTGTCCACTGGACCGTGGTTGACAGACCTCGCCGCCCGTATGGAAAGGGCATTAACCAAGTACAAAGAACAAACAAATGAGAATGAGCAACCCCTTCAAGGGGAAGACTGCGACGAAGGTACTCGACCTGTCTGACAAGATGGGTCTGAAGACCGCCGTTCGCTACCACGATACGAACGTAGTGGAGTTCACACCGGACACCGTTACGTTGAACTCTGGTGGCTGGCTAACCGCCACCACTAAAAGACGGATGAATGAAACCGCCAGTGCCTACGGATTAGACTTCTGGGTAAGTCAGGAAGACTTCAAGTGGTGGGTATGTGTTGGGCGTGGGCCTAATCGTTACCACACCCCCTTCTCGGATGGAATGACCTTCAAGAGACCATGAAATTACCACCCAAAGTTAATACACACGTAGTGGATGTTAACGGAGTTACCGTAAAGTTGCAATCCAAGCCCGACAACGAAGCTGTCAATGGCTGGGCTGTTATTTGCTACGCCCCCGATATGTCCATCCGATCCAAGTGTCTCCACAATGTAAGCAAACGTGAGAAGTTTATTCTCAGTATAGGTTTAGCTGCAGGCTATGAACTGCATGAGTTGGGGGGAGAAGTGGCGGAAGAGGATATAGCTAGTCTGGAAAAGGCTGTGCATATATTAACTCCAACCATCACTCCCCCGTCATGATCCACATGGTTCGTGAGTTCATGCCGAATGGCCTCCCCATCATGATCGACGGTATCGTGGTGGGTGAGGCCGTGGAACCTGAGTCTATTCGTATCTTCCCAATCATGAACAACCGACTGGGTTACCCCTTCTATGGTTACATGGACCCAGATGATCTCGGCAAGAAGATAGCTAGTCGCCTGACCACAGTCAGTCAGACTCAATCCGACTGACGTTTATTTGCCTTTTTCGATAACAATCCTTTCACCCGTATCCACATTGGTAAAGCGTGCCTTGGGACCGAATTTAATAAGGGCTTTTTCAAATCGCTCAAAGCGGTCTTTCTTGAAACCTTCTACATTGAACTCCCTACGCATATCCACCGAAGGTAGATACCGTTCTGTTGCGCGGTAATCAACAATACCACGCCGTCTAGCGGGTCCGATTCCGGCATACTTGAGTCTTTCCAAAGCCTCTTGGCGGGTTATCGCCCCCGCTTCCATGTTCATGGCATCTTGTACCATGCCTACCAGCTCGGCGTCTATCCGCTTACGTTGTTCAATGACTCTCTTTGCCAGTTCTTCGATCTCACGATCACCTTTCGGGCCATCCATATCCCGGCTACCGTCTCGTAGTGTGCGGTAAACCACATCTGTAAGATTCTTACGCTCAATCTGTCGGGAACGGGCCGCTTTATAAATCGCAAGATCCAGCCGAACTTTCCTTGGCGATGCCGGTAGCATGATCTGAGTGATGGTCTCTTCAAGAGACCTCTTCAGCGTTTCATCGTCAGCTCCCTGACTGCTTTCCCACTCGCGTAGCCTCCTGAGGTTACCCGGCTCAACCGCTCGGTTTGCAAAATGGCCAAGCCCTTTCAGCATCTTCGTCTTAAGAGGGTCACCTTCATTAAAAACAGTGCCGTCTTTGTTTTCATAAGTCTCTTTCAGGGTTGATCTAATGAACCCCGGATTGATAAACCTTTGAGTGTACCCCTGCCAAAGATTCAGTGCTGCTGTCTGATAGTCGCCTCGGAGAAGCTCCAGAATAGCAGCAGTTGACCCATCAAAAACAGGGGACGCGGCATTGATGTATGTGAGGTCAAGAGAGTACAATGCGTCTTCCTCAAATTCCTGACCCGTGAAACCCAACACCTTCTTTAACAGGTGCCCCGGCAGGTAGATGTACTGGTTGAGTTTACCCCACGGTGGGGCGGCTTCCTTAAGAAGTTCTTCCTCCTCGTCTGTGGGGTTTATCCCCAGAACAACAGCCGATGCAATGGGAAGAGCAATGGACATACCTCCATGTACTGTGACTGCGGCAGCAAGTCTTTGGGCTCCGCGCGCCTGCATGACCGGATTGCTGCTTTCCATCTCTTCTTTGGGGATGGCGCGCATCTGGTTATGGACAATCCTGAACTGATCCAACCAGAACGAGAGGAAAGGATCAGCATGGAACGCGTTGTATCTACGTAACGATTTCGCAAAATTAGGCGCTTCGGAATATACAGGACTCATGGCTCTGGCTTTACGCGCGGCCTCAAACTCCAACTGCTCCTCGGTCATGTTCAGGAACCCAGTGTCTACGTTATTTTCCTTATCATAATCGCGGGCGTTTCTAAGCGCCTCAAGCTCAGATTTGTACAACGCCTTTTTCCCTGCGTAATCAATCCCTTGAGCAAAATCGACCAACCTCCGAAAAGCTCCCCCCAGAACGTAGTCACCTCCCTTGGTCACTACCAGTAGTCCTTTCTTAACAAGGTTCTCCTCGGTCATATCCTTAGGGCTGAGTGCCATAAGTTCCTTGGTACCATCGAAGAAAATACCATAGGGGTTTTTACTGTTCTGAGTAGCGACCTGCTCCAAGTAGTTTAGGTCCATCTGACTCTGGTCGATTCCAAGTCTCTGATCTATTATTGACCGCGTAGTTTTTAATCGAGGGTCTCTTCCTATAATAAGTGCCTTCGCCTTACTCTCACCCCGTGCTGCTTTTCTGGTCCTACCAAAAGCCATTACGAACTCAGATACGACGCTAAAAGGGTTAACCAAAGCCGCCATGCCATACGATGTGACTGCGGTAATAGCATTTCTAAAATGATACGCAGGTACATTCGCAACGGTTTTAGAGAACATGAACAACGAGTTCAGCTTAAGGAACACATTCGTCAGGTGCGCCGCCCCCTTGACAAGAGTCGAACCACTCCGGTCCGCTATGTCATACAGAGTGGTGGCTGCATTACCTCGACTCACATTTCGGTAAGCCTGCAGGGATGTATAAAGATCCTCAGGAACATACATATCCAGAGAAGGATCGAACATAGATACAAACCCCTTGCCCTCTACCTTACTACTAAGAGGTCTAAGCGGAAGCCCAGTCCTGAAATTAACGTATGGGCGGGCACCCGCTTCCATCAAACCTGCGGCCTCTGCTTCTTCGTAGGTAAATACAAACGCGTCTTTTACGTTACCGTCTTTAACTCCTCCCACTTCCTTGAGATCATTAAGGAAGGTCATGGACTCAGCCATCCGAGTCTGCATGGTAACTGTGGCGTAGAGACTAGCTAAGCCGTGTTCCTCGAAAGAACCGTCTTCGGTACGCTCAAGACCAAACTGCCCCAGCAGGTAGCGCACTCCCTCGTCAACATCTCCTTTGGATCTGAGGTTATCAACCTGCACCCGTGTGAGGCTAGCTACAGCTTCTCCTTGGGATTTTTCAATGTCTTTATGGTCTACCCGCTTACCTTCAGCCGTATCCAATAAAGTCGCTAAGAATTCATTCAAGGCTGCAACACCCTTATTATCTCTAGTGACTAAATCTTCAGCGCGTTTTGTTACAAGCTGGTTCAACTCTTTTTTGGAAAGCTTCTTGAGTATTTTTGCCTCAGCTTCTTGGGCAGGATCAGTAAATGTGACGCCCGCATCCAGACTTTCAATCAACGCCAGCAGTTCCTTTTTTATCTTTTTCTTTTCTACTTTGACCTGCTCGCCCTCAAAGAACGGTAAAGCCGCGTCCCTTCGGTCTTGGAATTTGCCGTCTGGGTTCATCACTTCCCGCAAATAAGCGATGTCGTTGTGTGCGCGGTATCCCCTTGTCAGGTAGATGCCCCCCATGCGGTCAAAGATAACCCCTATCTTACCGCCCCTTACATCAGTAAGCTTGTACTGTTTACTGATAAGCTTACTCAAGCTATCAATAGTGGCGCGGACAGCTAGGATAGCACTGACGACATCTCTTCCTAGCTGTGGGTTTTGGGGAGTACTCTCCTCCAAGAAAGCCCTTGCCTGTTTCTGGGTCTCCTTGAATTCTTCAACCAAGTTAAGTCTCAGCTGTTCTTCTACCCTATGTACCAGCATAGTCTTCATGTCCTGAAGTGCTTCAGGAGATATATGCTCAGCGGGGCGCTTGTTCTCGCGTACTTCTTTTCTGACCCGTGCAACTGCGGCTTTATAGCGGGCGTGGACCCGCGCCTTGGTTTCGGGGTCAATGTCCAGACTGTCGGTTGTACCCGCAGCAGCGTTCAGTGCTTTCAATATTTCGGGGGACGGAGTCTTACCGAATGCCTCATTCAGGAGTTTCTCCATGTGAAGCATATCTGTTTTTAAGAGAGCGTTAACTGCCTCAGACCACCGCTCATAATCTTTTAACATCCGCATTACCCGTGGGTCTTGCTTCCCGCGAGCTAACCAAGTAGCAAATTGCTTGGCGTATTTAGTGCCCCACTTGCCTTCGATATCAGAAAGGTGTTGAAATTCCCCGTTCTGGAAAAGGTGCCCGATCTCAATAGAATTGATGAGTTGTTCCCGAAGCATCGCCTCCACATCTCGTTCGTGTTCTTCTTCCTCTTGAGGACTTAGTTTTTTGCCGTCCTTCAACCTCGCTGAAATACGGTCTGCCCGATCAAAGGTATTAAAAGCAGCTCGGATACCCGCAGATGGATTCTCGGGGTCAAACTTTATAGATCCTAGCGGCTCACCAAACTGACCCTCGACGTCCCTGAAACCCAGCTCCTCAAGCTCCCCGTCTTGGAGCATCTTAAGGCTAAGATGGGCTCGCTGCACCATTTCAAGGAACCTAGGGTTGGGCACCGCATCCCCCAGATCAGCTCTTAAATCCGTCATACGGGAAAGCAGCTTATTGAATACCCCAATAAGTTGCCGCTTAACCAAGCGCATGAATATAGGTCTAGTCGGATCGTACGAGATGTATTCCCCGTCGACGAGCCGACTATAGCTATGCAAAAGGGATGAACGCTCTGTAGAGATTCCTGATTTAATTCGCTTCTGTACTTCTCTTCGCAACCCCTCAGAAAGCATGTTGTATAATCGCCCGACTTTAGAGCCTTTATCAGGGTATTGCGTAACCGCACCAGCCAGTTCACCCGGCGCGGGAGGAGTACGCTGCTTAAACTGCTTAAAGCCTTCTCTTATATCCTCTAGTACTTCTTCAAGTTCAGGGTCATCCCCCTTTTTATAAACCCCCCTATGCTTGCTGAAACGGGGCGATTGACGATGATATTCATATGCCATTTCAATGATGCCTTCTTCCCCCAATTCTTCTATGACCTCATCCCTCAGTTCTTGGGGGATAACGAGATACTCTACCCCGTGAATAAATTCTTCGGAGACGACAGCCTCTATGGAATCTTTAAGCAGATACGCACTTAAGATAGAAATTCTCTTACGCTCACGGGCGGTCAGTTGGCGCGTTCGCCGCGTGCGTCCACCGATCAACCCATAACTCTCCTCAAACGCCGCAAAGTCTAAATCTTTACCCTCCATCTCACCAAACCGATAATAGTCTAACCTAGCGTCGGGGGACGGAACGTCAGCCGTGGGGCCAAATGGCCCAACCCCCGAAGGGCGGATGCTTTTGGGCATAAAGAACCCCTCGGTCCCTAGAATATTTGTTAAGTAACCAGCCGCACCCTCAACGTCCTGAACGCCACGCTTCCCAAGCCGGGGGGCTCCGACTATCATGTCAAAAAGTAGATCCATTACAAACACCACAGCAGAAGCGTAACTCGTCTCGTCAAGGCCACTTTCATCCGGTTCGGCATCAAACTTCGTTTCTAAGATCGTCTGGTAAGCGGGAGCAATATCCCCAGCCGGTTGTGTACTACCCGGAGCCCTCTCATGACTTTCGAGATACAAAACCCTAACCCCGTCAGGTGCTTGCCGAGCAACCTCATCCTTAAATAGCCTATCAAAAATCACACGAAACCGATTCTTCCTCAACTTTATTGCTTGTTCACTCCACGCCGACTTCTGGTCGTCATCCAGATTGTCCCACTCATCACGACCTTTTTGGCTGTGCGCCCTTTCTAACCTGACGTATTCATCATAAAGAGCCCGCTCAACCTCAGCTTCTGGGGAGACCCCCGTGAACCATGACTTACGGAGAACTCCGTTGGGTGTTTTGTGCCGTTCAAATTGCAACGGATCTTGTGCAATACTCACAGCGGTCGCATCTAAACCAAGGATGTCCCGCAAATGGTTATGCGCTCTGCGACCTCGGTTGTGGTTTTCGATCAGCTCATTAACCTGCTGATTCACAAACACCTGTTCTTCATTTAGAGTAACAGATAGGTGAGAAGTATTTTCTGGGGCGTTCTTGAAGTTAGCAAAATTATACACATACTCCAAAGCTTCGGCAGCTTCACGCTCTACCTTGGTTTCCTTGTTAACAAGCTTCACAACAAGATCCATCATACGGCGGAACACACTCCTGTTCTCCACTGCTATCTTGCGGGTTGCCGCTTGGAAAGCCGCTGAACTAATAAACGTCGTAAAGAACTCTTCGTACCCTATTGTACGGGGTAAGATTATATCTGACGGCTCACCAATCACTCCAGCCAAATCCAAGTCCTCGTCTGACGTACCCTCCTTTGTAACTTCTCCCGACGCAGCGACCCCAAAAGGCTCGTATTGCTCGGGGTCTTGGAGGCCCGTGCGAGGGTCTATCAGGCCACCTTCATACGTAGCGCGGATCACCCTACGCCCTGTCCCGAACACGTAGTCCATCAGCGGGTCAGCCTTGCCGCGAGCTTTTGCTTTGAGCCATGCCTCATATGTTCTGTCGTAAAGAACTTCCATCTGCTTACGCGCAGCTCTTTGCGCGGTCGTAAGCTCGGAGTCGGGGGTGTCCATTATACGAGCAAATACCGCGTGAGCGACTTCGTGTAATATGACGGAGCTAACGCCCTCCCCGTAACGGGCATTCAGGTTCAAGTAAATGGTGCCCGCGAAAGAATCCGATGGTACAAAACTACCTGCAAAGTGTGTTCCTCCCCGAACAATACGAAAATCAAGTTCACTAATCTCTTTGCGGAAAGCCGAGAGCAGTCGCGCGGAGAGCTGAAGGTTGGGGTCCAGAGATGCTTTTCCAGCTTCCGCAAGTGCGCCTTTTCGCATAATCCGACTCCTCGTCGGTATTCCTAGCGCGCTGTCACCATAAGCTAGATCCTCAATAGCTTTTAGAACGCTATCAATGTCTCCGTCAACAAGCTCCAGTTCCGCGACTTCCTTGCGGTTAAGGCTAAATGCCGCCCGCTGGTGTATGCTATCTTGGAATGCGGGGGCTCTCGACCCCCTAACTGCTCGCTCAAGATTAACCACTTCCGCGATCTGGTCGAGAGACGCGCCCGCGACAGAATCAACAGCTTGAGTGAAATGAGTTTCCTGCAGACCCTTTAAGGTATTTTTTACATCCTTGATTTGTATAACATTAGTGGAGAAAAGCTCTGCCAAAGCCAACAGACCAAGTTTTGAATCTTTAACAGCAGTTGCGAAGTTTTTCAAAAATTCTCCGCGGATCAAACGTAACTCCGAACCTGCTTCTCCGACAACAGAAGGGTCTAACAATGCATTCTGAAGACTTACCGCAATTTCTATATATTTTTGTTGGGCCGTCTGAGCCCCACGCATCTCAACTACTTCATCGAGTTCTTCATAAAACTCATTCAACGCCGCATTGGCTTCAGGACTTTCATCTAGAATAGTTGCTAACGCGGAAGCCAATCCAACTTTAATCGGCTCGTAGTCAGGAATCGCTTCCATACGTTCCTGTAATTCAAGGGCCTCTTTCGTTTTCTCACGCGACTCTGTTTCTTCAACAACTTCGCCCTCACCCACATCGAGGCCGCGTGCTTGGCCAGCCCCCACATCCCCCAGCCCGACGCCCACATCCGCAGGGCGTCCAACACCCTCGGGGGCTTCGGCACCAACCCCTTTGTCTGCTTCTTCATCGCCCCTGCCAGAAAGTTCCGCTCCTAAACTGTCAAAGGTATCTTCCCGATCTAAACTTTGTGCCCTGTTTGACATCCCACGCACACTATTGTCAGCATAGAGCTGCATCGCGCGGTCTACTTGTAGTTTGATGATGTCTCTAGCAGGGTTGTAAAGATTTGGTACCGGCCTAATTGCCCCCTCTGCCGACGGATTAGCGGCCCCCTTGTTACGGGGGGTATCGCCCCGTGTAGTAGACGCCTTTAATGCTTCAGCAACTTTGCCTAGAATAAAGTCTAGAACATCTATATCGGGGTCTTTTTTAAGTGCTTTTTCAAGAGCTGTAGAAGTTGCAATCCGTGAGCCCATCAAAAACTCAGATAAGGCGAAAGCTGCGGCACCTCTCCCAGACTCAACAGAAACACCTTCCCCCGCCATCGACTTGAAAATCTTCAAGGCCGCGGCATACATGGGGTCACTTGCCATATCCTCAGGGATAGTGACATTATCATGTATTGCAGCTACAAGCGCATCAGCATCACTCTGGTCTTCGCGCTTGTTTTCCATTGCTTGTATAAGGGCTACCTCAACCGCGGCGCGTTCCGCACGTGCGGTCAGCCCACTTAGATACAAGCTTCTTATGTCTCCACCCACGCGGATCATAACGCCCTCCGCATTCCTATAGCTACTGTCTTTTGCCCGCGCCCCCCGTTCGGGATCATTAACCTTTTCAATAAGATCCAGCTTATCCTTTGAAGTAGGGATCTGAATACTGGTATAGTTATTGTTGACCCAATCAGCTAGTATCCTGACATACGTTCCGATAGTTACCTTGTTTGGGGCCGTAGCGGCTGTCTTTGCGTCAAGATTGTTCTCGTCTACTCTGATCTCCAGAGCAGTGTCCTCGTCAACAAAGTGCATCAAGAACTGAACCTTCCGCCTAATTTTGCCCGTAGTAACGTCTGGGTTAGCAACCCTGCTCCGCTCTTTGTTTCCAAGAATACTGGTTTCTTTAGAAAGGTCGGAACCAACGGGATAGAAAATGTCGTAAACTTCTTTCGTATCTTGGGATAAGGTTTCTCCTGCGCGGTCTCCTCTAAAAGTCTTGTTTACTTTATCACCGCTAAAACCCACTGGGATCGGAATATAATAGTGCCCCAGTTCATCCATAGCCTTCGCCATTGCGCGAGGGTCGTTGTTAAAAAGAATAACGGGTTCGTCGGGTCTACCCCCCTCCCCATCATCAAAGATACCTCCGTCAACATCCCTAATCAACCATACCGTAGAACCACCGAACTTGACCCCAGAAGAAGTCACACCCCTACCCCCCAGCCATTGGTGGTCGGGGATAAATACTCCGTGTTCTTCTAAATGTTGTTTTACCTCTAACTTTTTGCGGGGTCTTGAACCTTCACCTGACTCATCTGCAATTTTGTCACCTAGAATAGGGTGGTCCGCTATAATCCCCAGATTAATTGTGCGGGCGGTTTTCGATTTTTCGATTGTATTTAGCTTAAGCGACTTCGGTATTCCCATCGCAGCCACGGGCCAGTCGCCCTCAGATCGGGACTTTAATGCCCCTGCGGCGATCATGTTCTGCTCAAATGTTTCACGTAGAGGTTCGGGAGCAGGGGGTTCTGACCCTGACTCTGGCTCTTGAGGGGCAGATTCGACGGTTAAAATTGAAGGGTCGAAAATTGAATACTCAACCGAACCTCCCGGTAGTTCCTGCTTAACCCCCTTAATGCCGTGTTTGACTAGAAGCTCCCTAGCTTTTTCTCTACCAAGAAGTTTAACAAAAGCCCCAATAGGATTCACCCCATCACGAAGGTGATTTACACCGCGGACCCTTTGAGGGCCTTCAGACATTTCCCCTATATTATTGAAGCCTATTTCTTTGGCAGCTGAGTTCAGCATATTGATGGCCTCTTGGAAGCCTGCGTCGTCCAACCCAAAATGTAGCTTGGCCGCTTGTAATATAACGTGGGCGGATTCATCCACTTCCGCAGACATAAGTTTCCCGCGCTTCTTGTATACGTTCTCAACCGCAGATTCATCGTTCAGGAAATATATTCCCGGCCCAAGCGCCGCGTACCCTTCCATAGGGGCGACCCCACCCCGCTCGCTTTGCCCCACACGGCTAAAATCATAGTCCGTAAAACTGGGCAGATCTTCTGATTGCCCCGTATATAATATAGTTGGGCCTGCGGGCTCTGGCTCTGGCTCTGGCGGCTGCTTCCCTTTTTTCTTCTTCGCAGCTTTCTTCTTCGCAGCTTTCTTCTTCGCAGCTTTCTTCTTCGCAGCTTTCTTCTTCGCAGCTTCTTCCGCTTTTGCTTTTCTTAAAGCGGCAACGCGCTCGCGCTCTTGCTCCCGTTCAAACTGATCTTCCAACTGTTGTTGGCGTCTGCTTGCACCTTCAATCTCAGCGCGACGGTCGTTAATTGTTTTTAACCCCGTCAAAACATCCCTCAGAGATCTAAGAAGAGTCAGTTCCTGTTGGCGCGCGGGGCGCTCCTTTGTCTCGGAGTCATCAAAAGCTTTTTCTTTGTCAGCAATAAGATTGCTGACATCCCCGATGACCGCATTATTTGGCTGTTCGGTTAAGAATTTTGCGCCTAGTGGTCGGCCTTGGTGCCCGCCACCAGCTTTGTAAGCCCGCGTTCCTTCGCTTAGGCTTCGCGCTTTATGCAGGCTTTCAAACTCTTCCCGCAATCCGGCAAGTCTGTCCAAAAGCTCTTCTTCTATATTATCAATCGCGCGAAGGTCTTCTTGTTCCCTAAGGTCCCTCCGCAGGGGCTGCATAGCTTTCTCTACAAACTCAATAGCTGTGCGCTCAAGCTCCTCATCAGTTCTTCTATACTCTAGATCTCTTTGACTTTCAGTGGCCCTGAGTCTTTCGAGCACACCTTGGACGAGCTGCTCTTTATCAGAAACAGAAACAATGGACTCTCCCGTACCCGACGAAGTGTTACCCCCACCAGCTCCTTCATGAAGTGTTTCTTCGATAGCGTTTTTTACATCCTCTTCGTTAGCGTTATCTAGGTTTTGGCCTGCCTCTTCCTCGGTGACACCTTTTAGCAACTGTTCTTCAAGGTAACCCTTGGACTCTCTAAGAGCAGCCCTGTCACTATTGTCCTTGGTAGTGTTGAGCTTTTCTTTAAGAGCTTTATCTACTACTGCTAAAGCAGCTTTGCGGTCCGCTTCATCTGCTTGAGCTGGAGCAGCAATAACATTGAAAAAATTAGCTAGATCTACTTCTGCTGCTCTAAAAGCTTCTGGGTTAGTTGGGTCCTGTATAATAAGACCAAGAGCTTCAAGGGCGGCGCGGGTATTATTTTCCTGTAACTGAGCTTGTTCTGATTCTGAATCGGCTTCAGAACTTTCGGCGTCTTCTTTTTTACTCTGCTCCGCTTCAGGATCGCCTGTTGAGGTTTCAGCTGACTTTGCCCTGAGTATTGAAAGCTCAGTTATAAGGGTGGCCACTTCGCCCTCTAATCTCTTTTGCTCCTCTTCGCTGGTTGCAGCATCTAGTTTAACTTGAAGATCAACAATTTCTTGCTCAATCTTATCCGCTGTATTTATATCATGGTCACTCGATGACTCATCCTTGCTCTGCTCCCGCTGTTTTTCCCGGTCCTTAAGCCGTGCCGCAATAGCTTCTTCTGGGAGAGAACGCGCAGCAACTTGGAGCCCACCAAGTATTTCTTCTACTGTAGCGGCGGATTGAGGGCTACCGCTCTCTTCAAGTTTAGCTACTAGTTGCTTGTGAATTTTTCTAGCAATTTTAGGTAGCGTTTCCCGCTCTACTTGCGCTTGTTCGCTTAGTTTTGTTAATTCACTCTTAAAAAGACCCTTCAAACCACGCCCGCCCTTTGCAAGTGCGGGTGCTCCAGCCCCTAATACGACTCCGTATATAGCCCCCATTCCCCCTTCCTTCAGCCTGTCCATGAAAGGGCGGTCCATGTCAGAAGCCGAAGTCCCAGCCATAGCCGCAGACCGTGCAAAAGTGTTAAGAAAAGCATCGAAACCTTCTTGCAGCCCTTCAAATGCCGCACCCCTAGCTATAGGGCCGCGTAACCACGCAAACTTTATGCCGTCCCCCACTACCTTATTCGCAACATCTGTAACAAAGTTATTAAAGTTCGCATATTTTTTGCCGCGTAGCTTTTCAAAAACACGTTTGACCTGTCCCGTAGTCGCCCCGCCAGTAACCCAGTCTTCCAAACCACCCATGCCCAGACGCTGGAGACCCACCACTGTAGCCACAGTGAACATCCCACCCATTACAGCCCCACCAAATGCACGGTCGTGAATCTCTTCAGCAGATAACGGTTTTCCGTCCGATCCCGTAGCGCCTTGGAGCGCCATGTGTATATCCCCATACGTGTGTGCGGATGATCGCAAAAACGCTGGGGCTGAAATAGCGGGGTACTGCCCCGCCCTAATCCCCCGGCCAATCGCCGTAAGCGCATCGACTGCCGCTTCTGACCGCATAGACATAGGCAGTGCAGCAGAAACTCTTTTGGCTGACTTAGAGTTTTTAATTACGTTTTCAACGAACCGCTTGGGCAAAACTCCCTGCGGAAGGTTACCCAAAGTCATTTTGCTAAGCCCGCCATCAGTAGCTCGCAAAAATGAGCTTTTCAAAGCAACTTGGCCTTTGGCCCCACTCACTGTCCCCGACCACCCCGGCAGCAAATTGTCTGCTTCCTTGGCATATTTTTTTACTGAAGGAAGCGTCTTGATGTACCCGCGCGCATACGCTTTTTCTAGTGACAGACGCATTGTATCTTCGGCACCGTCTTTAAGAATGTTCCTAAGACCAAACCCGAAGGCCCCTGTGATATAAGATTTTGCTGTCGCTGTAAGGCCGTACTTAGATAGAGCAGCAGAAGCATAAGCGGTTGACCCCACACCAGCTGTGGGGGTTGCTAAAGCAAAAGACGCACCAATGTCTATAGCTAGAGGCACAGCCATCGTGAAAGCCGTGTCCGCAAACGTGTGCTTGCGCCCAAACATAGATGCAATAGCTCGGTCAGCCTGCCGCTCGCGCGCGCTAGTCGCTAAAACCGACGCCATGTTTTTTTCCATCTGCGTGTTAGGCCCGTCGTCTAAGTACCCAACTCCCCCCGTCCAGAAATCTACGGTGTCCCCTACAATACCAGCACCAAACATCCCGAGAGCGCCCACAAGATCCCCTGCGCCTTGAGAAGCTGCCCTAACTGTCCGGTTCCAAAAATTTCTCCCTGACTCAGAGTCTAGCCAACTAGCCAATACTTCTGCCCCGCCCTCATCACTGACCCATTGCCCCGGAGACACTTCGCGGAGGCTTGCTTGAACGCTGTCACTTGTCTTCCCAACGTGAGCAATCCAAGAGTTTCGGATATCTGCTGTTGAGTTGTATATGTTAGTTAAAAAATAATCATACTTACTTCCTAGGTAAGCGAGACGCCTAGCTTCAAGCTGGTCTTTTGTTAACCCAAGTTCTTCGGCGTTTTCCTTAAGGTTTTCAAAATCAAGCTTTGATACCAACAGCCCCGGATGAATAATTTTTTCTCCAAACTCTGTTGTGTAAATGTTGTTTGCTACACGCTTAGCAGAGTCTTTTTCAAGGGTCTTTTTGTCCTGCCTAACAGCCCGCATTTTAGCCTCATGGTACGGCAACATTCCGTTAGCCGCAGCCATCTGATAAGCCATAGATTGAAAAGCTTTACCAATAACTTCATCACTCAGATGCTCGGAAGACCCCCTGAACATCTGCCTGAAATCTTCAACAGCTCCCGTATAATTCTGGTTAACAAGAGAATCCGGTTTATCCTCTACCAGTTCGGTTTGTGCTAAAAAATTACCCTCGGGGGTTTTAACAAATGCCGGTATGTAACCCCCAGACTTGGGGTGTGTCAGCACAACTTGTTGTATTAAATTTTCTAGCTGGAACATCATGGTCCCAGTATGAGGACCTCCTTTTTTGAGGGCGCTAGAAATCATCCTCTTGGCTTCTAGGTAATTTTGAGTTTTTACCGGACGCCGCTCGTCAGAATTTTCCAACTGTAACCCATTAGCAAGTGTGTCGAGAGCATAGCCTCTAGCTCTATAATCTATAAACCCTTCTCGGATCGACCTATCAACAGACTCTTCTCTTTCATCTTCAGGGACATTGTCCGCAAAGATGAACTTAGACCCTACTTCTTGTGTTTCAGGGTCTGTAAACGGTACCTCTATGACACTCGCCCCCCGCTGGCGGTGTACCAACTGTTTATAGTCAGGCCATACTTTTTCAGCGTACTGTTTAACAAGATCGGAAAACTGATCTACGTATGCCTGCTCTTCTTCCGTTACTGTCCACAACTCGGGCTGTTCATCAGCCTCGCTCGTAAATACGGCTTTACCATCAATGTAGTTCATTTCGACGGATGGCTTCCGCTTATTAGGTCCACTGATCTTATCAATCTTATCGGCAATCCTGAAAAACTTATTAGAGTCAAAATTCTGCGCGTCTAGCTGGGCTCTCAATTCGTTCCCATTTACAGCCTCGCTTAAGAGAATATACGGCGTTGCAGTCCCCCCGACTCCCCCGTCAACCTGCTCGCGAAAAATGCGGTCCGATTTTTCCTCAACAGGAATTGAGTAGAACTGGTCATAGGCGCTTTGAACTTCTTCCTTTGACCTTACCTCTTGTGCGTCCGCAATAAAATTGGCGAGCTTGCTGCCCACCATCTCCAGCTCATCTGGGCGTGGCTTTTCAAATCCTTGCGGCACGTTCTGGGCCTGCTGCATAACGTAATGTGCATAGCCCGCGCGGAGTTGTACTTCGTCCTGTCCAAGAGGAATGCCTCTGGCATCAACAGGGTTGTTCTCCTTCCATTCTTCATAGGAAGGCAGCTTATCAAGATGGGTCAACGCCATGCTTAATTATGTGGTTATCGGTTATTTAGACTTGGGTAATAGATCGTCTACGATTTTTTCATCCGTAGAAGACACTTGTGTGTCTGCTCCACGGGCCGCTGATACTCCAATAGCTCTTGCGTCTTCGTCGAGCGTATTTTTTTCATCAGATAAATAATCAATTATACGTTTATACAGGTCTTCAGAAAACTCATCAAAAGAAGATGGCTCTTCCAGAGTCTCGTCACCGTGCCCTTTTTCTAGCACCCCTGCTGAGCCTTCCACAGCCTCTCTATCTCTTCCGACATATTCTCGATAACCAGCGGGGGAGCGTGTAAGATCCCCCAGCAAAGAAAGATACTCTTTGTAGACGCTCCTAACAAATATAGGGTCATTCGGTACTCGGCGTATAACTTGGTCCTGTAGCACTTCACCTTCCCTCTGAACCTCGGTCGTAGCTACGAACTTGCGTTTATTAGCTACCCTATCTTGCAGGGCTTTAACTCGGTCAATTCGTGATTTCAGTCGGTCCCGTTCTTGGTCGAGGTTTTTCTTACCTACCCTGAGGACCGTTTTGAAGTCATTCACATTACGATCAACCTGAAATTTTTTGTATGCTTCTCGATACTTATCAGAAGTCCTCCCAATAACCTCTCCTTCTTTTTCAATTTCAAAGTCATCATAAGTAAGCAGGTCTTCGTAATCTGACATTAAAGACGCATTTTGGTCTCGTTGGGTGGTTGCGTTAGCAATCGCTTTCTCTCCCTGAGCGAGTTTGTCAGAAAACAGTTTCTCATACCCCGTCTTGTCTGCGCTATTGATGATCAAAGACCTTAAGCCAAAATCATTATATATTTTTTTAGCTTGGCCTAATTGAGTTTGCATCTGAGATATAGAAGCAGGCACCATACTACGAGGCTCTGCGCCTCCTAAATCATCAGGGTCAGGAACAAACCCTATGTTATCAATAATCTCGCTCATCTCCCCAAAGCGTCTTTGAATAGCAAGAAAGCCGTCCTGCCCTTGATCACCCGTTTCTTTTGCCTCCTTCAGCTTAGCGATACTAGCTTCCAGCTCCTGTCGTTTAAGTTTATGAATCTCGGCATCCTGTCTCCGCTTGGCCATACGGTCATAAGTGTCCGTAATGCTTTTTAAGCGCGGGGCGATGTCGCGCTCATAACGAATTCTTGCGGCGTCCTGTTCCTCACGGGTAACCGGAGCCTCTAGCTTAAATCTGTTTTTAAGGGCTCTTACGCCCCTTTTAAGGTCTGGTTCAGCCACGGTTATTTAGTTTCTATCTTCGTTTTCTTTCCGCCTATCCTCTCTGGCTCTTTTTCTAGCCTCTTTAGCTCTCTTTCTAGCATCTCTTGCGTCTTGTCGGTCAGCACGTTCTTTCTGGCGCTGGGCGTTTTGGGCTCTCTGGGCGTCTCGCTTTTCGCGTCGTCTTTCTTCCTGCGTCCTGATATTGGGTTCTCCTGCGCGTCCTTCAAATTGTCTTCTACGGGCGTCTGCCGCCGCCGCTTGATTTCCGGCTCTTTCGTGGGCTCGCGCTTCAGCTCCATGTACTGCCGACCTAGGAGTTATCGTCCGTCTAGACTGTTGCCCAACCCCCTTGGCAACCGAACCAGCCAAAGCGGTGTTGCCCCCAAACCCCGCTTTTTGCATCGCGGCGTGTCTATCCAAACCGGGAGTGTCTGGGCCGTCTCCCATCTTGCCCCCAAAGTTCTTAAGACTTTTCTTGCGGAGTTCATCCCGCTTAGAGATAAATTTATCTTGCCGCTTCTGTCGTTCTTGCCGTTGGGCTTGGGCAAAATCTCTCTTCTCTTGTCGCCGCATGGCAAGTTTGTCAGCCAGCGTATCTTTTCTCCCCGCATACAGCTCGCCAATGTAACCCCCCACAAGTTCCCCGGCGGGCTTAGACATATCAAAACCAACCTTAGACTGGATCATAGACGCCCGTTCGGGATTCTCAGTTTTCTTAAATAGATCTCCCAAAGAGGTGGTTCTCATCGTCTCCTCAGTCATACCACCTCGTCTCATCCTTTTTAGGGCCTCAGCCATACGTTGCCGCGCAACATTCTGTGAGAGTTTAGCCATGCCATATACTATATTTAGGGGTTTATAAGTCAATCCAGCAATACTGCTTCAGGGTTCTGTAACGCCCCATTCAACTGCTTGATGGTCACAGGTGGGCGAACAGGCCCAGATCCCGACTGGGGTGGGTCAATCGCTACGAGGCCCAGCCGCTGGCGAGCACAATCAAGAGCTAGAAATGCCGCGTCTGCCAAGTCGGGGCTCCTGCCGAAACGTCCCTTGAACTCGGGCTTAGGCTCGATCTTCACCTTGAGCGATCCGCTTTTTACTAATTCATAGTTCCTAGCCGTTATCTCCTGTGCCAAATCGGGGGCCACCCCGAACACCTGTTTAGTCCTCATCAATTCTTTTCCCACGAACCACATCTCAGATACGCGGTTCGTGTACATCTCGGCCCCCGTTAGTTTGCTACTCAGACTAACGCGCTTGTCACTAGGCTTACCCCCAAAGCTTACCCTCAAAAATGTACCCGCCCACTCTCCCGCCAGCACATCACAGAAAGGAGCCCCTGCCCCTGTGGCATCAACTGCCACATTTTCAGGATCAATGTTTCGTTTTTCACAATGTTCCTTGATCTGTCGAACAATTTGATAAGTCCGTGGAACAGCCTTGTTAGTCGCGTCGTCATTCAAATGAATTGCTTCACCGAACTCTATTACGTATTGACCGGATTTATCATATCCAACTGCAGCAGTGTACAGAATAGTCCGGTCTCCTCCATTGGTGAACGCTGGGTCACACCCGGCTATGTACACAGGTTTACTGGCCCACTCAACTTTGTTCATGGCCCCGCAGGTAGATAACTCAGACTCACTGTAGATTCCGGTGGTTTCGTCTGAATCAAAGAAAACGGCCCGTACCATCCGCATATACCCCCGCGACTCTACCCCCAACAGAGCCTTATCCTCATCGAGTTTTTCCTGTGTCGGTAACCACGGGTACAATGTCTCCCCCGCCACGATGTTGGGGGATCGCTCCCCATCCAACCGCAGATAATGCCCACCCCACTTGGTCTCCCAATTATCATACGTATTTGTATCTACTGAATCCCACCCCTCTTTTGGCTGAGACCAGATACCAAAAGCGTCGAACCTGCTGTTGGGGTTCGACATCCCGATGAGTTGGAACTCAGGGTTTTTGGAAAGGTTGGTAAGGCCCGCCTGTAAGATCGCTTCAGACAATTCGGATAGCTCATCCCCGATCAAAATTACACGCTTCTGCTTGATCCCGATAAATTTGCCCACGGCCTCGCGTGTCTTAGATTTCTCTGCAGAAATAAGGCTTAGGCCCGCTCGCTCAATTAAAGTCTGATTCTCATCTACATAAGCAGCGTTGCCAATGGAGTCCCTTATCTTTATCGGAGCCCCTTCAATTACTGTAAGCAAAGACATGACCGACCCCCATATGCGTTTACGCGCTTCTCGCAATGTAGTGGACGTCATCAATACCAGTGTGTCTTTAGGTTGAGACAACCAGTTAACAATGCCCCATGCCGCCATCGTGTGAGACTTACCCGATGAAGCGGACCCACCAATCGCCAAGTACTTATGCTCAATGGCACACCGAATCATTTCTTCCGCCCACGGGTGGCGCACCATAAGCTTTTCGGGCAAGTCTGGGTGATTCCACAACTCATCACACACCCTCCAAAAGTAATACTCTTTTGCCTTGTCATGTGTGTGGTGTGCGAAACCATAGAGTAAAGCAGTTATTAAACTCGTAGGAGGTATGAGTAACCCACCCACATCCATCCGCTTGGTCTGTGGGTCAATAGTGGGTTCTAGTATCTGCTTGTAGGTCTTCTTCTTTGAAGCCATAATTAAACCACAAAGTAAGGACCGTTCTTGTGAGTGACAACCCCAAAGACGATCTAAAGCAAAGGGCTTTAGAGATGCACAATAAGAACTACAAGATGAACGTAATTGCGCGTGAGCTTGGAGTTCACTCAGGAACCGTGCGACGGTGGTTCAAAGCAATGGGGCTCCCCCCACGGAAGGGGGGTAACGTACCGCACAAACCTGTGGTAAGTGACGACCCCCCAGACGACCAACTCGCGGCAGACATTGATGACGAACTTAACAATATGACTAACGATGCGATTCTCTGTGCACAGCACGACGCTAGAAAAGAAGAGGATCAAACCATGATGGAAATCGCGGAACGTCAGTCCACCCCTGCTGATAAGTATCAGCACTACATTGCTGCCGCAGGAATAAAGCTTCTACGGGACAGTGTGAAAAACCTTCGCGGTCCTAAAACCGTCAGGGAACTGTCAGAACTAGATCAACTTATACGAAGGAACCTAGGTCTTAACGCCAAAGGCGGGGGTGCCAGCTCCATGCAGATTGACATATCAATTCTGAACAACACGAAAGCAGATCGTGGGGGCGGGGCCATAAGCCCCAAAAAAGTAATAGATATAGACCCCGACAATGATTAACAACTTTGATGACTTCGATTCTGGGCGAATGGACGATCTGTCGTTTGACAGAAACGCGCACATGAACGAGCCCGCAAAGAAAGACCGATCTGATGATAAGCCTTTTATCCTCCTATCAGAATTGCGGGACGCACTCATAGGAGTAATCGAGGGTGCGGACACCCACCCGCGCGCTTGCTATAGCATAAATATGGTAAAAACCATACTGCAGGAAAAACACGATCTACCAGAAGACGTTCTCCAAGAAGCTGTAAACACATTGATGCGGACTTATTTAGGTCCATCAACTCCTTGTTTTTTAGATACAAGCATACTCTCAGATGAATGACCTGTTTCAAACAAAGGTCAGGGAGGAAAAACCAGTAGCAATGGTGCGGGTGCAGCTTCCTGATATTAACGATTTCAAATTCAAAAGGGTGGAACTCGTTGGTAGTTTCTACCGAGTAATTCCTAAAACAGGTAAAGAAGTGGGTTTTCTGCGTTGTCTGCAAAAGAATATGGATCTTTTCGTTCCCGAATCAGGGAATGGTCTGTTAGTCTCAGCGAAGCTAATAGACCAACTTGCATGATCGTAGGTGTAGATAACGGCTTAGACGGTGGGTTGTGTGCCATCTCAAAACACGACGGTTCGATTATAGACAAGATATCCATGCCGTGCCTCCAGCGATCTAAGAAAAGAGAAATAGACATACACAAGATCAACAACTGGTTAGTAGATCTCTGCACACCTTTTGAATTAGCTATCGAAGAGCCTCTCGCGCACGCAAGAAGCTCACAAGCTGTGAGGTCTATGGCCATAAGTTTCGGCAAGTTGCTAGGGATGGCCGAGTCACATGACTACACAGTCAAAAGAGTGAGTGTTCATAAATGGCAAAAGCATATGCTCGGCAACACAGTCAAAGGCAAAACTAAAGAAGCGGCTCTAGCTGTCGCAGAAGAGCGTGCGCCCCAAGAAAACTGGCTCAAGAATAAGAGATGCCGCACCCCCCACGACGGAATGATAGACGCCTACCTTATTGCGCTCTACATCCGTGGAAAAGAAATTAAAGAATTTTCTGGCGGTGGTTGAAAGATCTGGTAAATAGCCCGAGTGAAAACACTCTACGCACCGCAACAAAGAGCCGCAGACTTCTTTATCAATCAGCTAGTCAAACGTATAAACACCTTAGATGGCTCTAGTACAGGGTGTGGTAAGACCGTAGTCGCCTGTTACGTCGCTAAGATGCTGGGGTTCCCAGTTGCGGTAATCTGCCCCAAGGCAGTCATTACCAGCTGGGAACGTGAGCTTAAGGAGTTCGGTATTGAACCCGTATTTGTCCTCAACTATGAAAAAATACGTACCGGCAACACAAAATTCATGAGCCGGAAGGGGAAGAAAATTTTCAAATGGCACTTACCGCGGAACACTTTCGTACTGATGGATGAAATCCACAAAGCTAAAGGCCCTTTCACCCTTAACGCCCAGCTATTGATTTCCCTAGTCCTACAGAAATTCCGAGTCCACGGGATGTCGGCTACCGCCAGTGAGACTCCTGTAGAAATGAGGGCGCTGGGCTTCTGCCTTGGGCTCCATTCTCTCAACAAAGATGTGTTTCCCCTCCACAACTGGTTTAAGTGGATGCGTAAAAAAGGGTGTCTCAAAGACCAGTGGAACAACTGGAAGCTATCGAGACGAAGTGCCCTCAAAGAATTACACGCAGAGATGTATGGACAATGTGCGCGCAGACTAACTGTTAAGGACTTCCCCGACTCATTCCGCGACAACATGGTTTTCGTGGAACCCATTGACTTCAAGGACTCAAGCAAGATCTTCGATGCTTACGAAGCATTAGGGGTTACACCCGACATCATCACAGAATTTATAGAGAATGGGACCGTCGCCAGTAGCGAACACCTTATTGTGAACCTAGGAAAAGCTCGTAGGTTGGCGGAATCTTTTAAGGTTCCTGAAATGGCCGATATGGCACAAGACCTTATTAACGAAGGTAATAGTGTCGTGCTCTTCGTTAACTACAAAGACACTGTGGACGCGCTATGTGGCTTACTAAAATGCGGGAGAATCGAGGGGGGCCAAACAGCCGAAGAGCGGCAAAAAGTTATCGACGATTTCCAAGCAGATAAAACGCATTGTGTTGTAGCCAATATTGCAGCGGGGGGTACGGGGATCTCCCTCCACGACACCCACGGCCATAGACCGAGAATTTCACTTATAAGCCCAACATTCGACGCCAAGAGTTACTTACAGACATTAGGGCGGATTCACAGAAACGGGGGCAAAAGTGATGCCATCCAAAAAATCCTAGTCGCCGCCGGGACAGTCGAAGAATCAGTCATGGCCTCGGTACAACAGAAAGCACTCAACATTAAAGAACTACACGGAGAATGAACACACCAGACCACTCATCCAGAGGACACGCGGAATTTTCGCCCTCGTCATTAAAATACGTAGCAGGCTGTGCAGGCTACCACGGGAGAGACGGCACTAACGCCGCCGCCGAAATGGGCACCCGCATTCACGAAGCCTTGGAAGTCCACGACCCCTCGGCCCTTCACAACGAGCAAGAGCTACAGATCTACGATCAGATCGTGGAGATGGAAGAAGCGTTCATGGGTAACTTCTCGGGGATACAAGAGGAACACAATGAGATACAGGTAGACGTAGAACTGGACGGGACAGGCACATGGGGGACCTGTGACCGCTTCCTTATTCTAGAGTCTGGTTCTGAGGCCGTAATGGCCGATTACAAAACCGGTATCAGCATCATCGACCCACCAGAGAAGAACTGGCAAGCAAAGGCTTACACGGTTGGGGCGTTCCAGAAGTTCCCTGATATAGAGAAGATTGTCTTCGTATTCTATGTCCCGCAACACAATGCGAGCCTTCACCACACTTTTGTGCGTTCTGATGTAGACGGGATAGTCTCGGAGCTGAGTGATATAATTAAACAAGCAGAGAAGATCCGACCTAAATGGAATGAAGGGACTCCTAGTCTGGATGACCTAACCCCCAACGTGAACTGTCGCTTCTGTAGATACGAAGACTCCTGCCCCGCCCTCGGTGGATTAGTTGTCGAGGTCGCCAAGAAGATCAACCCCCAGCTACCAGACGTAGACATCGAGAACACGGAAGATCCTGAGCTTGTAGAGCAACTATGGGCCATCGCTAAAATCGTTTCCAACTGGGCAGACCGTTTCAAAAAGAAAGCAGTAGCCCTAGCAAAAGACGGGACTGAATTTCCCTCACTGAAACTACGAAGTATGGGCTCGTCTCGCCGTATCATGGACAACAAAAGTCTGCTAGAAGTAGCCGCAGAATTTGGTGTCAGCGCCGAAGATGTGTTGGAACACGCGAATATCCCATTGGCGAAACTTGCTAAGGCTGTAGGTGATACAGCCGAAAAAGGAGGAAAGAGAAAATTATCTGACAATTTCGTTGACGCCTGTCAAGATGCGGGCATTATCGAAACATCAGACCCGCGATACACATTATCGTAGGTCGTAACCGGAAACAAGAAACACGAACCATGAGTGATGACACTACGGCTCTCGCAGCCGCACCTAAAGGAGGGATTATCCCTAACGAAGCTGGCTTCATTATTGACGCCTCGGATATTGATATCCCCCGACTGAACATCGTCCAAAAGACGAGCGACATTGACGCTCCCTTTGGAAGTGTTGTTCTGGACAAGAAGCACATTATGCTCGCCCCGGAAGCGGCAACCGAAGTCTCGGTTCTAGCTGCAACCAAGGGGTGGCGCGAAGATGTGCCCTTCGAGGACGACGTAATGCCGCAGATCGCCTACACAGAGGCTGATCGGGCGCGTATTGCCGAGTCTTCGGAATACAACCTGTTGGAGTTCGCAGAAATTACTCTGCTTTTCCAACAGCCTGAGGACAGTGAAAATGACAGTGCTTACCCATTTACCATTGGTAAGCTCAGTTATGCCCTCGGCAAAATCAACGTCGCGAAGGACGCCTACAGGCAAACCTTCAAGCGGTTAGCGACGTACGCAGCCTTCAACCGAGACAAGAATCTCGGGGAAGTTCTGTGGAACTTTGAGTCCTGCCCCATTACTCGAGGCAAGTATAGTTGGTTTGCACCAATGCTCACCGTTTCTCAGAACACACCTGATAAGGCTGTGACCGCATGGATCAGGGATTTCAACGGAAACTAATTATGTCTGGGGAACCCGTAGATACCACAGTGCCCATCCTCACTAGCGAGGCTAAAATGCTCCAGCAGATGATTTCCAAGCTGGACGAGCAGCTTCAGGAGTTGGAGTTCAACAAGCTCAAGTTATGTACGGTGCGTGACGCGCTGTTAAAAAACCTTGGGCTGACCGTTGAGCAACTGGAGCTTCCGCTCGCTTTAGCCGAGGATGAGGGTGAGGAACAAAGTTCCGACTAGGTAAGATCAAGGGGGTTTAGGAAATGCGGCGGGGTGTTGCAGCTCTGGTTAGTGATGTATCCTGTCCAGTAACCGCATAAAACTGGACTCCCCTAAACCTACGGCCCTCACTGGTTCGTTCATTCCAGTGGGGGCCGTTTTACTTAAATCTATGGTTACTTACGCACTTGATTTTGAAACTTACTACGACAAGACCTGCAGTATCAGGACCCTCGGGCCTCTGGGTTACTTCTCTCACCCCGAGTTTGACGCCTATATGGTGTCGGTGGTTGGCACCGATGGGACGTCTTTTGTTGGGCACCCGAAAGACTTTCAATGGGATATCCTGAATGATAATGTGGTTCTCAGCCACAATGCTTCTTTCGATGAAACCCTATATCTATATGGAGTTACCCAGTCGTGGTGGCCCGAAGTCAAACCAGCCGAGTGGCATTGTACCGCAGACATGGCCGCGTATGTGCGGATTCCTCGCGCGCTCAAGGGGGCTGCTGAAGAAGCTTTTGGGCTCACGGTAGACAAGAGCACCCGCGACAACATGAGCGGGAAGCGGTGGGAAAAAATGACGGACGAGTTCCGAGAAGAGGTGAGCAACTATGCGCTCGCAGACTCACAGATATGTCTGGACTTGTGGAATACCTACCAGAAGTTCTGGCCAGAGAGCGAGAAAACCATAAGCACCCTCAACAGAAGGATCGTCCAGCGGGGGCTACCCATCGACACGGATCTCCTGAAGTCCCAGCTAGAGGTAATAAACAGTAAATTATTTGAGGCCGAGGAGTCTATTCCGTGGTTGGGGAATGCACCGCTACTAAGTCGGAAAGCTTTCGATGACCAATGTCGGGCCGTAGGTATTGAACCTCCGGGTAGCCTCGCCGCAACAGACGAGGAGGCACAGAAATGGATAGATTACCACAGCAAGAAACACGCATGGATCGACGCGGTTCGTAGCTGGCGAAGAATCAACGCGCTCAAGAAAAAGATAGAGAGCTTCGACTTCGCCACTATGCCTGACGGGCGTTACTACGGCGGGATCATGTACTTCGGGGCGCACACAGGGCGTTTCAGCGGGGGTGGGGGTAACCTGAACCTGCAGAATCTGCCGCGCGATGAGATGTTTGGTGTGAATTTAAGAAACCTGATTGCTACTAAGCCTGACAAAAAACTGATCGTTGCGGACCTCAGTCAGATTGAGGTACGTACTCTCTGCTGGCTGGCAGAAGACGAGACGATGTTAAAGGAAATCAAAGAATCCGAAGACATATACGAGGCATTCGCTATTCGGTTTGGGCAATGGGACAAAGAGAAAGGCCCCCTTAAACAAGACCCCAAGCTGCGCCACAAAATTAAGGCGATGGTTCTCGGCTGCGGTTACGGGGCGGGTAAAGCTCGGTTCGCTCAGATGTCGGGAATGGAACAGGAAGCCGCCGACGCGGCAGTCGATTTGTACCGAGAATCAATGCGGTCGGTAACAAAACTGTGGAAGTCGTACAACACAGACATCGCTACTTCTTACGATCTTAGCGTAACAGGTTACCTCACTCCATTTGTTGTCCCCCTCCCAAGTGGGCGGGTTCTCGACTACGGTGTTATTCGCACGGATGGGAAAGGGAGAGAACGACATTTCGTCTCCAAGTTAATGCGGCACGGTAAGAAAATAGCCGTAAAGCTTTGGGGTGGGTTCGTAGCAGAGAATGCCTCCCAAGCTCTCGCCCGCGACATTTTCAGCGATATGCTTGTAAGGATACATGAAGCGGGCTACAAGATCGTGCTCCATGTGCATGACGAGGTGGTTATTGAAGCCGCCGCTGATGAAGCAGAGGATTCCTTGCAACACATCCTGAAAATAATGTCTGAACCGCCCAAGTGGATATCTGATATTCCACTCGCCGCTGAAGGCTCAATCTTATCACGTTACACAAAATGAATTACAGATACATAAAGAACCTACGAGACACGAAATGCCACAAGACTTCTGACCCCTCTACTCTTAAGAATAAAAAACCCAAGTTCCAGACTAAGGCTGACTTTAGAGCATGGTGTGCGGACGCCAAAACCGACCATGTGTTCTATAGCCTTGTTGAGGGTAGCGCACCATCAAAACGAATATCGACAGACAACCCACCCAACATTATCCACGGGATCGTGGCAGACTACGACGCTCCTGTTAACTGGCCTGAGGTTGATGCGATCATCGGAGCTAAGTGCGCTGCCCACCCACCTACTTGGCGGTCAGAAACTCAATCAGGCTATATACGCTTGGTTTGGGAGTTTGAGAAAGCTCTCCCCATCTCTCCAGAGATGTTTGACACGTTTATCAAGTGCCTCAAAAACATAATTAAATTGGACCGCGTCTTCGCGGGGTTCGATTCTTCATCATTACGGGCATCTCAATATTTTGAGTTGGGGGATAACTGGGTAAACTTGGGGGGTGTCGTGTCTAGTGCAACGATACAAACAGCCCTCACTAAGGCGGCGAGTGTAAAACCACCTACAACAAATGACACCGCGATACCTATCGACGTTGTCGCGGAGCAGATAGACCAACAGTTCCCCAATCGCTGGATAGGCGATTTCGAGGTGGGGGCTCGGGGACCTCTATTCTGGATAGACGACGGGGTCCACAGAGAGGGGTGCCAAGTAGCCGAGGACGGTATGATTTGCTACTCAGACCGGGCGGGTAAAGGGTTTGTAAGTTGGCGCGAAATATTCGGGGCTAAGTTTGTTTCTGACTACGAGGAAGCGAAGATGGGTAACCTCTTAGACGAGTACTGGTTCAACGGAAGAAACTTCTTCAAGTTGCTATACAACTCAGCAGTAACAATCCCCAAAGAACAGCTTGTATTGGAGTTGCGGCAGACGGGTTTTTCTATGAAGCCTAAGAAGGGGCAGGCTCTTACAGAAGTGGAGGCCGCGATACTAACAATTAGTAACCACAATCGTATTGACGAGATCGCCCCCGTCATTTTCTCTAAAAATCGCGTGGTTTCATATAACAGCCAGAGAATACTCAACAACGCAAACATATCCCCCGTAGAACCCGATGCCGACGGTGACCCTGTTCACTGGCCGTTTATTCATGATTGGCTGGGCCAGCTATTCAAGAACTCCACCCCTATTGTAACAGTAAACTATTTCTACGCTTGGCTTAAGAGATTTTACGAGGCCGTCATAGACCGAAAAATGTCACAAGGTCAGGCACTGATATTAGTAGGGGCAACCAGCAAGGGGAAGAGCCTGTTGTCAAACAGAGTTATATCGGGTCTGGTTGGGGGTTATGCAGACGCTAGTGATTATTTATCGGGGCAAACCAAATTCAACAAAGACCTCGGGCGGGTGGCCGCATGGGTCATTGACGACACAACATCAGCTGCAAGTTTCCAAGATCAGCGCAAAGCTACCGAGCTAATCAAACGCGCCGTAGCCAACCCAAGGGTCGAATACCAAGCCAAATACGCCGACGCCCTCTCGGTCCCGTGGGCTGGTAGGGTCGTGCTGTCCCTCAATATGGATGCAAATAGCTTATCTGTTATCCCGGCCCTCGATAGTAGTAACCGTGACAAACTAATGGCCCTCCGTGTAAGGGACGACGCCCGTAGCAAATTCCCTGCAAACAGCGTGGTGGAGTCCACCATCCAACAAGAACTCCCCCACTTAGGAAGGTGGTTACTAGACTGGGACCCCCCGGAAGAAGTCATGGTCGGGGGGCGGTTTGGTGTAGCTAGTTTTATTGATGAGTCCGTAGCCTCTGCCGCTTATGATAACTCCAGCAGATCTTCTATTGCCGAACTGGTTGAGTTCTTCTGCAAGCGGTGCCGGGAACAGAACGACACTATTCCTGAGTGGAAAGGTACACTTACAGAGTTCCAAGTACTTCTACACGAATTCAACAACGGTAGAAGTGTGGGCATGAGCCACAATCTAGAATTTGTACGTAGGGGGATGGCTTCGTTGGAAGAGGCGGGCAAAAATAACTCCCATGTGCGCCCCGTGTTCTCCAAGGGTAAGGGAGGGGGAAAGATGTGGACAATCGACCTAGCGAAAAGTTTTGACATATCTGAAGCCTCTGCCTAAGGAAGATGTATGGCAGGCCCTGATGATATCAACTACCTTGATGAGTTCGCGGATCTTGAACGGGTGGAGACGCGCATTCAGCTTATACGAGAAGATTACCGCACTCTAACCAACAGAATCGACCACTACTCTTCGGAGCGCAGTCGGCTGGAAGCTGAGCTTCGATCTCTTAAAGGACTGGCTTCTAGGATCAAAGTGATGCGGGAGGACGAAGACATTTGATAGGTAAATGGTACCCGCTTACTTTGTAGGTAAATCCCTCGCTATCTTTCTCTCCTCGTCTCTTATACTCCCCTTGCTTTAACAGGCTCTTCGTGGGCACCCACCCCAGCAGCCACGCGCGGCTAAGGTCTTTGCGGACACGCACAAAATAATAATAATCGGCTGAAGGGTCCCGGCTTTGGGGGCAATTAACCGACGCTGTGAAGTGGGGTTTCGGGCGACTACTACAGCTTTTAGACTTTATATCTATTTTCTTACCGCCTAGAGAATAGTCGTGGGTAAAACTTCGCCCCCCGACATACCTAGCCTCAGGATATAGAAGGCCAAAAGCGACCTCCCCGAGGAACCCGGTCATCCGGCCCACGCCCCGCGTAAACGAACCGGGGGTGACCCCTAGTTTCTGACTGCGCTCAAAAGCTTGCTTAACATTCTCTGATGAGGGGGTGAACACGATGTACCGGCTCCCCCGTTTCTTAGAGAACTGACGGGGGAGTTTTCGGCTCATTACCAGAGATGCTTACATGCCCAATGTCTAGCCGTGGTCTTGTCTGTAGCAGTGGCGCAGTTGTGGCGCTTACGGAAGTTAGCTCTTCTTTTGGGGTCTTTGTGTTTAGTGAAATCACTATAGTCCCTGTGGCCGTAAGATACTTTCTTCACCTTGTTTCCTTGTTTGGCTAAGACCACGAACTTCTTCTTAGATCCTTTGGGGGCTCGTTTAGGTTTATTGATACCCGGAAACGTCTCACCCATGTAAGATATTCTACCAGATGGTAAGCGTTTGAATCGTTGTCGGGTCATGCCATTCTTTTCTTTTGTTTGTTCTTCCTCTTTTTATCCACAAATCTGTGGGCGCGCCTTTCAGCGTCGGTGTACTTGGCGGTTTGTTTGCCCCTAGCTGTGGCTGCTCGTTTGGCCGCGTTTGCTGCCGCTTTTTCGGAAGACGTTAATTTATTCCTAACAGCCTTGGGGCCGTACCTCCCCCGCTCGGAACGGGGTTTCTTTTCATCTTCCTTGTTATAGTAACCCCAGTCAGCCTCGGCCCACTTTTTAATGGATAATTGTGGAGCTTTCATACTCTAAGAGGTGTAACCTCCCCCCTTTTTCTTATACTCCGAAGCTAAGAACTGAGCTTTACGCGCCGACCACTGTCCGGGTTTACCGCCCTTGGACCCAGCCATGATCTTTTTGAAAAGGGTCTCCCGCATTCCCGGCTTGGTGTAGTTAGCCGCTTTGTTGACTGTAGATTTTTTCTTAGTAGCCACTGGATTTGGCAGGGTTACTATTATGATTTTTGAGTCTCCTTTCGACAGCATCCGCGTAGGATTCTTTTTTGGCTGCTTTCTTGGCTGCTTTCTTGGCTGCTTTCTTGGCTGCTTTCTTTTTTGCCGAATGTCCGTAGCCTTTTTTCTTTAGAGACAAGTGCTGCTCATACGTTTTGGCAGACACGGCTTCACCCGTTTTAGGGTGGTACATTTTGTGGGGTTTGAAGTCTTTTTTATTCATGGCAAGTTATTGTAACATACGTTGTTCTACTGCTTCTTCAAAAGAAGGGGTCTTTTTATTGGCCTCTGATAAAAGAGCCTTAGAGAGGTTTTCCATTCGGGGAGCTACTCCACTTCCAGATTTAACTGCGGCCCGGTACTCATCGTTGTCTAAAAACTCTTTTGACGCTTTTTCAAACTCACCCTTGCGGATATGTTCAAGCGTCTTGGGAGAACCTGTTATACCGCCCCTGTAAAACGAAGATATAAGCTGACGTTGGGTGTTGGGCTGCATATCAAAGAACCCTTTACCAATCAAAGATACTACCTTGGGTAGGCGGTCAGATAACTCCGACTTAGCTAGTTTTATGGCCGCGTCTCTACTTAAAGTCTTATTATAAAAAGGAGACTTCTTGTAAGCTGCATCAGAACCATCCCCAATAAGATGCCCCACACCAATCGTCCATTTGCCTTTGGTGTCTTTGTACGCTTCAGGTCGGAACCCTTCGTATGCCAACAAAACATCAAAAGCTTTGTCGATGTTTACTGGAGGTTTATTCGGGCTCGTTAAAGCCGTTTTCATCTCGGACATAGTATCAGGTTATTGTGGGTTAAATCGTTTTAAGAGGCGTTCCCACGCGGGAAAAAATATTTCATCCATGCATCGTACGATGGCCTCTTCTTCATAGGCTTCACAATACGCGAGACCTGATATTCCTAGGGCCGCATGGATCATCTCATGTCGAATAGTCTCTAGTAGTTCTTTACCTTTGAGGGTCTTGTCTATTATGATTAGTTTTCGCCTATGGGAGTATATACCGTAACAGTCATCATCGCCCAGATCTCGGAATTTTATCCGAACGCGGATGCCTGCCATAGTTATGCTCTTGGGGATGTTCATCCATCAACAAACTTTGTTATGGCGCGGGCATAAACACCGGCCAGTTTACCTCGGTTATTATTTATCATCCGCCACTCCTCGACGTTTGTTCCAAAAAAGGGTTCTCCAATAACCGCATAACAATGTGTCTCACGTAAAAACGCGGACCCTCTCTGGCGAGACTGCCGTGGTTTTACTCCACGCGATGCCAAATCAGGATATGCTTCATCCATCTCATCCTTCAGGACCGTGGCGAGTTTCAACCCACCTTTACTAGAGTGCCAATAAAGCCACTCATGGCCAGTCGCTGCGGGGCTGGCGGCATTGAAATGAAGCTCAATAGCTGCTTTTACCCCATCGCACTTCATCTTACGCGCCACATTGCGGATAGCAGAAGAGTAGGTGCTGAATTCATAGTTATCGTAAATCTTGTAATCCACATCGAGAACATGACCAATCCTGCGGGCTAGGTCTCGGTTGAAGTCCCACTCACTCACTACATATTCACCAGAGCTGTAAGCTCCTTCATCACCTTTGCGGCTATGGCCTACACAAATACCAATCATTTTTTAACCAATCTGTATAAGGATGCGATTCCAACGGTAATGCCCACAATAAGGGAACCTACTCGGAGCCAATACTCAAACTGTTCCTGCATACTGGTAATCAGCCCCAACATCGGGGCGGTCATTCCGACTAAAGAATCAACAACCTTGGAATAGTTAATCATTGTTCAGGTTTCTCAGGGGGTCACGGTTGTATAGCTTGGCCATGATCTGGTCTACTTGTTGCTCCAGCTCTCCGATTTTAAGATTCTGCCTCACATCGTCTGGCAAAGACCCACTTCCCCATTTTCCGGCAGGCCAATCACGAACGAAAATTGCATGTTTCTCGACGTCCTTCGCCAACATCTGGATCTGGAAGTCGTTATGGGCAACCTTACTTTGCAGGTCACTTGCCCACCAGACAATGCCCGCCGCTTGAACAGCAAGGCCGACGCCGAGAGAAACTAGAAACTTCGTGTCCATTTATTATTCTGGTTTAAGTGGGCCACTATAGGGTGGGCGGGAAGGGGCCGACCTATATTCCCCTCTTTCTTTATTCCACTCCAATTTGTAGCCCGCTTTACGTCCGTGTTTAGCTTCTTTCCAGAACGTGGGGTGATCTGGGCTTTTAAGAATAACCCCTGCGCTTTTCTTCAACAAAGGAGACGCATCAGGATGGTTTTTTACATATTCGGGAACCCGACTCGACCCATGTTTTCTCCAAGTCCCTTTGTTTTTATTCGTCGGGGGATACCAGACCCACGCTTCAAAGGCTTCCCTGCCCGTCTTAGGATCTTTATAAACAACGATATCCCCTGCGTCCCCATCGTATTTGGGTCGAGATTCTTCAGGGAGGGGGTCTAGCTTGGCAAGCTCCGAAGACAACCGACGATCATAAAGACCTTTAGGAGCGTATCCTTTCTTGATGCCTTGTCGGGCTTCTTCTAGCTCCCGTTCGACCGCGTCTGTAAAAGAATCAGGCATTACTTCTCCCCGATGATCACAGCACGACGATAACTGTAGTCGCTGTGAAACTTGTGGTCTTTGCGCCCAACTAGGACGCCTTCCTTGAACTGGTAAGACCGCCCTTCAATCAGCGTCACTGTGGGCGGATCGTATAATGCGCTGGCGTTCGCGCTTGATGCGCTTTGCGACCCGTTCCATGAGCAACTTACTATGAGGGTCACCAACGGCAGCAAGGCCATCAAGCCTATCTTCGAGAGCGTCGAGATGTCGGTCTCTTTGCAGTCGCACGTATTCAACATAGGCTTGAAGGGCAGCAGTTAGCAGTTGGAAGAATGTCTTCACTTAGACTTAGCCTTACCCACGTTGAGGGCGAGCCAGCTAATGACGCCTGAGATTCTTTGCACCCATTTGTTATCCGATTCATTCGGAGTCATGGTTGCGACGAGTGAGGCCACCGCGATGACACTGGCTGCGATTTGCAGAAGTTGCTCTGCGTTTTCAGTAATGTATTCGATCATTGAATTAGGGGGTGTTACATAATGTTAACCGTTCGGTTTCCATCGGCATTGAAAAAGATGGTTGGCTTAGCCGCGCCGCGATGAGCATCGAGTTGCTCTTCAAGGATCTGTTGGCAAACGGCCCAGTGAAAATTAGACCTTTCGAGATCCGCATTGGTCTCTGCGGTGGACCCGAGTAGCGCGTGTTTGATTGCGTTAAGACTGGAGATATAGACGGTATCTGTAGAAGACAGGAGCGTTTTGAACTTACGTTTCAGGAGAAGCCTAAGTTGGACAGTCTTGTCATTGTCATTTGAAATACGGTAACGACGATAGCGAGTGACTTGGTTGGCCTCTTGGAGCCTGCTGGCGGCTACAAGAGTCACTTCAGGAGACGAGCCTGTCTCAACCCACAACAACTGGAGAGGCTGGGATAGGCCTAGAGGCCCCACCCTTATTTCGCTGATGCTTGTGATGTCGTTGGCCGTTGTTGTAAGAAATTCATCACTTGAATCTTCGTTATTACAAGTGAACTTGCCGCCGTTGTTGCCTCCGTTGTCTTCGTCAACATCGGGGTCGGAGGTGTTCGTGCCATCAGAATAAGTTACATGGACCGTCTCAGTATTCCCATTAGGTAAATTGGTGTCGGGGTTAATTGTTCTTAACCGTAAGCTGTAGGTCTTACCCGCCACAGGCTCCTCGACGGTGGCTGAGTAGCCGTCGTCTACGATCCCATAAATAGCCAGCGTGTCGTTGTCATCATCCCTTCCAGAAAGTCGGTAATCATGGAACTGAGACCTAACAACCTGTGGTGTAGAAAAATCAGTAGAACTTGAATCAAAATCAACGACTGCGTTGATGATGGATTCTGCAGAATCGGGGATTGTAAAGGAGCTTCCCGTTGTGGTTACAACGTGCTCATAGAGAAGGTCGCGCCACATCCCCATATTATAGAGACGGGGCAAAGCCAGATTCAGTTCTTTTCTGAATTGGGCGCTAGTGGCACCCCTAGACCCACACACATCAATGAGGGCATCTTCCACACCTTGGACGGTCAGTGTAGCCATATATAAACCTAGCAGACAAGGGGTTGAGGGTCAAGGTCTGGCCCGTAAGTAGCTACTTCAAGGTATTACGTCCGTGTAGCCAAAACAGTAGACCAATACACATCACTAGATATTTTCTGCACAACGCGCTGACTATCGTTAACACTGCCAATCTCCAATCTATACCTCCCGTCTGTTTCCTCTGACATTACGGACGTATTGGTCAGACGGTTGTGTGGAGTGGAATGAGAAACCATAGAGTCCGTATCGTGAAGAGAACCCGCATCCCCTACCTGAACCCACGCGTTTTTAACTTGGGCTGTTGTGTTGTCCCACTCAACGTCCCAATACAAATAAACCGTCCCAAAAGAATCTAATTCATGGTAAACAGCGGGGATAGAGTCCCCCGCGACCCCATCTACGTCAGACGACATAGGATTCCCAGTAGCACTTCCTACGTGGGGGACAATAACTTCATACCCTTTAATGTCCCTATTTTGTCCTACTGCCGTCACTAAAGCACCGCTAGTAAACGTAAAATCCAAGCGGTCAAACCTCCACATAAATTGCCCATACGCAATCTTGGCCCCACCATCTCCGTGCATGAGGGCAAATGCGTGGGGGCGGTGCAGGAGCGGGGGCTCCTCTACATGGTTCTGGGCACTAACGTGGCCCTCACCATAATTAGGGTTGGGCAAAAGTGGGTCGCCCGCGGTGTCTAATACAATAGGCACAAGATCAAGGAATCACTCCGGTTACAGTCTCGACAAGATAACCCCCTCTAAATGGGCGCGACGAAGCAGATACATTTACTATATCACCCGAGGCGGGTTGCGCTGTTGGGGTGCTGCCCTGTTCAAAAAAGTTGTTCGCGTAAGCCCCCATTAAAAAAGTGGGGTGCCCCGTCCCAACCGTATCAATTAAAGTAAAGGGTTTGGTAAGGACGTTGCTGTAACTCAGGCTGAACAAAGCCCCTGAATAACTGCCACTGCGGGGCTTGAAAGTCGTTATATCACCGAAAGCAGTTAAAGCTGCATCAGAACCTGTCACCCCCTCGGCGGTCGCGTACCACTGCCGATTAACGGTCATAAGGATTGGTCCTGAAAACGCGTCTTTTTCCAGCGCAGTAACAGAATTATTCGTAGTCCCGTCGCGGCGGCTTATTAACGTAAATCTAAACCCAATTAACTCTGCGGGGTAAGAATAGTTCTGGTTTGTCGTGTAGGATATCCCATCAAAAAGATTTTCTCCAACGATCTGCTGCTCAGTTATTTTCCACCAGTCGTTCGATAACCTTTGTACTTCGTAATTATAAGCTCCATCACTGTTATTCTGTTCGGAATCATTCGTCGTCCCGACAACTTTAATGCCCCAGTTGGTTCGATTAACTGCTTCCGCAGTAGACCAAGTAACATCGCCCGACTTAGTGGGGACCGATGTCTTCCCAACATAAGCTAGGATCTCTGTCGTTTTTAACTCGTCGTTGAACTCTGCATCAGTGGTAAACGAAACCTTGTCTTCATACTTAAAGTACACCCGCTGCTCAACCACAAACAATCCATCCAGTTCAGTATCCCCGATGCGCTTCTGCTGTCGCGTCATAAGGATGTAGGTATCTCCAAATTGGGATGAAGGAACATCGGGCATTGGGTCGCCCGCTTGGTATTCCGTGTCCGTGTCAAGAAAGTCGGACCGTAGGTTCACATAAGTGCGGATAACTGTGTCGTATTCATTACCGCCGAGGTCGGCTTGGCTAAACTCAAAGTTATAGTCATCTTGGAACTCTCTCGCCGCCGCGTAATAATATTCAAAGAATAGTCCTTCGGCATCAGCTTGCTTAACGTGGCACAGCTTATGGCGCGGAAAGTTTTCCGTGTCTGGGTGGGCCGTGCCGTAGCTAGGATGGGCGAGATAAACCCGTGCGTTGTTGCTTACGTCTAACGGAGAAGAAGCGTCAGGTTGTTCACGCACATAAAACGTGAACGTGTCGGCATCAACCTTTGTTATCTTGTGAGTTCCACTCGGGCGAAAATAACCGGAATCATTTTCACGGGAACCGAGGCCGTCTATGGTAACAACGTCGCCCGTTATAAATTGATGGGCGGAGGAAGTATTTACAGTGACCGTGAACCCCGCTTTGTGGGTTCCTGCTGGGACGCTGACGGAAGCAGCCGCCCATGTTGCAGAAGATATGGATACACCAGTTCCTGCCCCAACCGTCTTTGCATCAACCGTCTCAAAGAACAGCAGGTCCGCTACATTCGGTGAAACGAACGAGAGGACGCTCTGGCGTTCTGGTGCTGGCTGACCGCGTTGGATGGGCATGGTTCACTATTCGGGGGCAAGGAATTGTTC